TTATGCCTTCATGCCCTTCTCGACGAAAGTGGACTGCTCCATCGCCATGCCGACGATTTCCGCACCGTCATGGCCGCACTCGTTGCCATCATCGTCCCTATCGTCGCCACCGCCATAGCTTTGCAAGTGGAAGTGAAGCAGCCATTTGTTGCCGTGCTCGTCATCGTTATAGCAGTCGTCCGTTCCCCTCCATTGTGGGTTTGGCACGGCGATCACCACGGGCGCGTCCGGGTCGATGTACTCGCCACTGGCCTTTTCTTCGGGGGTGAGACTATCCCACTTCTGACAGATTGAGTTCGCGTACTCGGCCACTTGTCGCCCGGTCAGCGGTTTGAAAAATCCCATGTCAATCTCCTTTGAAAATTAAACGCGACGCCGTCGTGGCATCTCAAATTTCTGTCTCAACCTGCTGACGCTGCACACGGCATCCAGTATTCCCCCGGACGCTGGGTTGATTTCACGAGCGTGCGGTACGCATGCAGCGGCCCCATGTACTCGGGCTTGCCTTTGTTCTCTTTCTTGACCTTGAACAGGTCGATGGGCTTTTCGCTATCCTGGCTCGCTTTGAGCATCACGCGCTCGGCATCCACCTTGACGCCCTTGAATGACCAGAGCGCCTTGAAGACGGCAGCCTGGCCTTCGGTGCAGCGGATCGGACCGTGGGGCCAGTCATCCAGCGATACCCACCTGAAGTCCGCCGAGAAGGGGCCCAGGTACGTGGCCCAGGGTTCGGCCACCATCATGGGTGCCTGGCCCGTGTCTGATCCGATCAATGCAATCCCGCCGCCGTACAGCGTGAACCGTTCCTCCAGCGGCAGCCACTCGATGCCAAGCGCAAACGGATTGCCACGGACCTTTGGCGCCTTGGGCGCGATGACCCGGATGTCGGCGCCGGTAATACGGACGCGCTCGAAGATGGATGGGTCGGACCACAGTCGGCTCAGGCTCCTGGCCAGCAGCACCGGCGAGCGCCGTGCCTCGCCCAACCGCCAAACACCATCGGCGATGTCGGTGATGCCGTCGCGGCTTTCGATTTCCAGGGCCATCCGCAGCTTTGACCGCAGCCACCCTTCGTCCAACATCACCGCCGCCCGATCGTCAGGTGTCAGCGTGATGGGACCGCATTCAGGGCACTGGCAGACCTGTCCACCATTGCCATCACCAACGACCTGACCGCTTTGTAGTTGGCAATACGGGCACAGCACGAAGTTGCGGCTGATGACTGTTGGCTTGATCGCTGCACCCAGGCTGGCGCAGGCCGTCTCCTCGGCTGGTGACAAAGCCCCTCGGAATATGGGCGTGCCGCCCCGAAACAGGCGACAGACCAGCGACCACGCTACGTGGGTCGACATCGATCAGTCCTCGTAGGCGGGCTGCAGATCCTGACCATCCCCCATCGGCACCTCCTCTGCATTGAGCGTCTGCCCCTTGGCCAGAATGCCCAGGGCCACCAGGTAGCTTTCCAACTGCGCCTGCAATGGCGCGTCGAACTTGTGTAGGTTCAGCCGCCCTTTGCGGGTGATTTCGATGGCCACCATCTTCGACTTCGACTTGCCGGGCTCGGGTGGGTAGTACAGATTGATCTGCGCGGCGGTGACCATCCAGTTTTCGGACAATGGGCCCGGCAGCTTTTCAGCCAGCAGGTCGGTAACGCAGCGGTGCTCGCTTGCCGCCATAGCTGTGCAGTCGAGCTTCAACTGGTTGTCCGGGCTGAGCAGGCTGATCGACTTCACCTGCAGCACGTTGAAGCCGTCGGTCTGCGCTTGCGGCACATCGAATCCCAGCCGCAGCGCCGACAAATCGAGCGTCGGCGCCTTTAGGCGTTGCGCATCGAGGACGGTGTGCAGCAGATGTTCGGCGAACGCCTTGAGCAGCATCTGGTGGTACTTGGCCCCTCCCTTGACCAGCGAGCGGGTGACGCCGGTGCGCGTCGAGTACTCCAGCACCGAATGGATGTTGGGGTTGCCGACCCGGCGCTTGAGGTCATCACCCTGGAATTCCAACTGGACCGTCGAAAGGTCCTTGACGTGCACGCTCAGCAGGAACACGCAGGGGCTGCGCTCCATGACGTAGGCCTTGCTGCGGTCTCCGCACTGCATCTCCCGTTGGTAGAAGGCGGCGACATCGGCACGCAGTGCAGTCAGAGCGGCGTCCGATGTGTCGGGGATGGTTTTGACGCCCAGGTCATGCTGCTGGGCGTTGGTCGCCTGGCGCTCGAAGTGGTCTACGTCCCCCGCGCGATCGAACAGCTCCGGGTGCTTGACGTACAGCCAGAACGAGCGATGGATGTCGCTCTTGCATGTGGCCAGTGCTGTCAAGGTAGCTCCGTCACCGGTGGCCACTTGGAACATGGCCTGCGATCCGGCCGAATCGCCAAGAGCGACACTGGCACGCAGTTTGGCGGCCACCGTGTCGCGCACGGCCATGTCCGGGCAGCCGAGCAATGCCGCGATCAGGGCCTGCGTGGTCTCAGGCTTGTCAGTCCAAGCAAAGTCGTCGGGCATTTGCAGCCCATGGCCTGTCAGGAACTCACGCAAGGTGGCGTCCACGGGCAACTCACACAGCAGGTCGATCCAGGTTTTTTTCATGTTGGCAGTCCTTTCCGAGGAGGTGTCGGAGGTCTGCGGACCGAAGTCTGGGTGCGCTGGCCGGCGACTAATTTACTAAACGGATATCGCGTACAAGTAAAGTGACGTGATACAGGGTGATTGTGTCCACCGCATTTCCGCTTGTCAATCAGGTCGGCACATATGGCAGACATTTGTGTCTCGCTGCTATACTCAAAAAGTCCAAACATTGAATACACAGGAGCATCGCCATGGCTTCGGCATTTGGAGCACGCCTGCGGCGCTTGCGTGAGGCGAAGGGGCTGACCCTCCAGCAGGTAGCCGACGCCGCCGGCTGCACCAAGGCTTACATCTGGGAACTTGAAATGAAGGAAGGCCAGCGCCCATCCGCCGAGCGGGTGCACGGGTTGGCCAAGGTGCTGGGCGTGACGATGGAAGACGTCATGGGTGAGCCCTTGGAGGCAGTGCCTGAGGCCAGCCCAGAAGATGTCCAGTTTTTCCGTGAGTACGCCGGCATGACCAACGAGGAGAAAGACCGCTACCGGCAACTGCTCCAGATCGCGTTCCCCGACAAGGGCAAAAGCGGAGACTGAGCCATGAGCACAGCGCAGGCCCTCACCGGTTCCATCGCGGCCAACAACATCCACAAGTGGATGCGCGCATGGCACCAAGGGTCTGCACCTGACGCCATTGATCTGGACCTCGTCCGCCAGATGCTGCCAGACACCCCCTACGGTCAGGGCGTTCGCGAAATCAAGGCGCCGATGGCGCATGGCCTGGCCAGCTGCGAAGGCATGCTGGTGCGCAACCCACAGGATGACGCTGAGTGGGGCATCTTTTTCAACGGCAGGTCACTCGCCGAGCGCCAGCGGTTCACCATCGCCCATGAGCTAGGCCACTTCGTCTTGCACCGTGGCCAGCGCCCCAGATTTAGCTGTGACAAAGAGAGCGTCTTCTCCGGTGCAGACCTCCTGCGCAACATCGAGCGCGAGGCAGATGACTTTGCCAGCAACCTTTTGATCCCTGGCGACCGGCTGCGCGACGCGATTTCCGACCGGCGCATTGATCTGCATATCCTCAGTGCTCTTGCCAAACGCTTCCAGGTGTCGTTCGAGTCCCTGTGCATCCGGTTCATCAAGTTCACGCCGCAACGCGCGATCCTGGTCTATTGGGACAACGGATTCGCCAAGTACGAGTGGCGCAGCAGCAGCGCCATCAAGACGCGTGCACGCATCCGGCGCACCGATGATCCGCAAGAACCGTTGCCGGAAACGCTGGCTGCCGACCCGGACATTGCGCAGGAATGGAACGGCATCGACATGCCGGCCGATGTCTGGTGCCCAGAAGAGTCCTCCGATATTACGCTGACCGAGTTCAAGCACACGTACGGTGCGCGGGACCGCGTCCTGTCGCTGTTGCTGCTTGAAAGCGCGGCTCCTCGGTCATGGGATCGGTCTTGGGATGATGAAGAGATCGCAGACTGCGTTGATCAGAGGATCGTGAAGAAGAAATGAAACACATTAGATTCGTAAAGGCGGACACCATGATGTCCATCATGAATTGGGTGGGGTTGCCGTCATTTGTCGTCTATTTTTTGAGCATGCTTGTTGTTCCGTTTTTAACAGGGGACTGGGCGTACGTTCAAGAAGTGTGGGATCGTTGGCAAGCATTGAACGTCGGCGTGTTGGCATTTATTTCAAGTTTGATCGCATTCAATATCGCAAAGTACAACGTCAATAAACAGCGTGAGCGGCAATTCATCGCTGCCCGAGCATTTATGCCGCATGCGCTGAGCGAATTAACTTCATACTGCAAGCAAAGCGCGATTCTTTTGCAAGAAGCATGGATAAAACTGAGGGAAGCCGGAATGAGGCCCGGTCCCCTTGCCGCAGAACTGCCTGAATTGCCCGAAAGTTATAAAGAAATATTTAGCCGCTGTATTTCAGATGCAGACCCGGACGTGGCGGACTACTTGGCAAATGTTCTCGTGAAATTACAGGTCCATCATTCGAGAATGAAGGAGTTGAAGTTGGCATTGGGAAAAAGTGAAGGCATGATTTTTGTGCCGCACAATGTGATGACTTACATCTTTAGTCTTGGTGAGTTGCAGGCGCTGATTAATAGGTTTTTTGGCTTTGCAAGGGGGATGGAGCCCTTCAATGATTCCAATATTGTCTGGGAGGACTACCGCAACGCGTATAGCAATCTTGATATTGATGCGGAAGACGTGGATGATTTAGTCGGGTTCACTGAGCGCGCCATATCTAGAAGAACATAAGGCCGCGTACTCCCGCTAAAACACGTTACGCGGAGCACCCCCTGTCCATAGCATAAGCAGCGTTTTCCACATGAAAGCCTGCCATGCAAATCGACAAACCCTCCTTCTGCGCGAATGCCGACCGGCCGCGCGATCCCCAACAAGAAATCGCTGACTTGCTCGCCATGGCGATCCTGCGCCTGCGTGCCGCGGATTCAGCGTGTGACTACTCGACCACATCGGACGTAAAAGACGAGGTTGACCTTGGCTTTTCTGCCCACCAGCGCGTGAATACAAACCTCTATCAAGAAGAAGGAGTTCACGCATGACACCACACGCACCACAGCCCGACACCGCCGCCGTTGCCGTCCGGATTGCACAGCTGTCCCACCTGCCCATGGACAACCTCTGGGCTCTATGGGATGAGCATTTTGACGAGCGCCCGAATCACCATCACCGGACTTGGCTCGAATCCCGACTGGCATACAAAATTCAGGCACGCGCGTTCGGTGGCCTGAAGGCGTCTGTGCGCCGCAAGCTCGAAGAAATTGGCGAGACCGGCATCCTGCCGCCACGGTTGCGCCGCGACGCGGACCGCCTGTTGCCCGGCACCGTCCTCACCCGCGTCTATGACGACGTCGAGCACAAGGTGACGGTTCGAGGCATGCGCGACTTTGAATATCGCGACCAACGCTTCACGAGTCTCACCGCAGTCGCCAAGGTCATCACCGGCTCTCCATGGTCTGGGCCGATGTTTTTTGGCCTCAAGACCAAGAAGAGGGAAGCAGCATGAAAAACCAGCGCAACACACCAGCGCCTGCTGCACTCGCCCCTCGCAAACGCTGCGCGGTCTACACCCGCAAGTCCACCGATGAGGGGCTGGACATGGAGTACAACAGCCTGGAGGCGCAGCGGGATGCAGGGCTTGCCTACGTCGCCAGTCAACGTCACGAAGGCTGGATCGCTTTGCAGGATGGCTATGACGATGGCGGTTTTTCTGGTGGCAACATCGAGCGACCAGGCCTCAGGAGGCTGATGGCGGACATCGAGGCCGGCAAGATCGATATCGTAGTCGTCTACAAAATCGACCGTCTGACACGCAACCTGACGGATTTCGCCAAACTGGTCGAGGTCTTCGACCGACACGGCGTCTCCTTTGTCTCCGTCACCCAGCAATTCAATACGGCAACCTCCATGGGCCGCCTGATGCTCAACGTGATGTTGTCGTTTGCCCAATTCGAACGAGAAGTCACCGGCGAACGCATCCGCGACAAGATTGCCGCCAGCAAGGCCAAGGGTATGTGGATGGGTGGTACCCCGCCGCTCGGGTACGACGTCGTCGACCGCAAACTTGTGGTGAACAAGCCGGAAGCAGATTTGGTGCGGTCCATCTTCCGACGCTATGGTGAACATGGCTCGGCTGCAGAGATCGTGCGTGAATTGGAAATCGAGGGGCGGACTACCAAGGCATGGCAGACACAAAATGGTCAATTCCGCGAAGGCAGGCCTATCGACCAGCAGTACCTTTTCAAATTGCTGCGCAACCGGATCTACCTTGGCGAAGTCCAGCACAAAGACAAAAGCTACCCCGGCCAGCACGAAGCCATCATTGATCAGGACACATGGGACCTTGTCCACGCGTTTATTGAGCGCCGCAAACAGGGCCCACGCAAGTCGATCACCCAGCATTCCGCTTTACTCACAGGGCTGCTCTACGCCCCCGATGGTCAGCTGATGATCCACAGTTTCACGCGCAAAAAGAGCGGACGCTTGTATCGGTACTACGTGCCGTATCTTCACAAACGCCGTAATGCCGGTGCAACACTTGCGCCTGGCCTCATCGCAATGGGGCCATTGCCTGCAGCCGAGATCGAGACGGCGGTTCTGGAGCAGATCCACAAGGCGTTGTGTGCGCCAGAGTTGATGCTGGCGACATGGCGTTCCTGTCAAAAACATCCCAAGGGCGCCAAACTCGAGGAAGCACAAGTGGTGGTGGCCATGCAGCGCATTGGCGCCGTGTGGGACCAACTGTTTCCGAAGGAACAACAGCGGATCACGCAGTTGCTGATCGAGCGAGTCCATCTGCACGAGCGTGGCCTGGATATTCTGTGGCGCGAGGACGGCTGGCTGGGTTTCAGTGACGACATTTACAACCACCCTCTGATTGAGGAAACCAGGGGTGCAGCCGAGGAGGTGTACGCATGAAAAACACCGATATCCCTGTCACCCGCCCGGAGAACAGTCGGCAGCGCAACGTGCGCATCGAGATTGGCCAGGACACTCGCAACTACATCACTGGACAGCAGCGCGTGACGATGGTGCCGCTGACGATCCGGCGCAAGCGAAACCACAAGGTGATGACGCCGCCTCCCGGTGAGCATTCGGCCCTTGGTTCTGGTGGCGAGGACATTTCCATGATCCGCGCCTTGGGCAAAGCGTTCTACTGGCAGAAGCTGCTCGATCAAGGCAAATTCGCCACCATCCGAGATCTGTCCCGATCAATGAAATTGGAGCAGGGCTGGGTCGCCGAAGTGCTGCGCATGACCATGCTGGCGCCGGACATCATCGAAGCCGTCCTCGACGGAAAACAGCCTCGGCATCTCAATTTGCAGACACTGCGTGGACGGCATGACCCGTTGCCCCGGGACTGGGAGGAGCAGCGACGATTGTTTGGATTCTCGATCTAATATGCGCCAATTGATCAGATAATGCCGAGTTTTCTGAAAGAAATCGACTACGAGGAGTGGCTCACCTGCAATTTCTTTCCACGCTTGTCAACCATGCTTGAAGATTTTGAGCATGATGTGCGTGACGCGAATAAATGTTGCTAGAGCACAAACAGAGATAAATATCCAAATTAACGAGTACCACTCCGCTTGCGTGCTAACAAAATAGCCGATTACATTGATGCTACAAAACAGAAGGTTTATCCAGATCGCTTGACCGATGTAAGACACAAGTTCCTCGATGTAGCCGCTTCTTTTTAGTTCTTCGATTATGGGCGAGCTCATGCTCATGAGAATTGCCTTGCTGGTAGCAAGAAAACCCACAAAAATACCAGACACCGTTAACGTGGCCGAGAGCAATGAGTCACCCGTCGGAAATGTACCTTGCATACGCAACCATAAAACTGATGCTATGAGGCCCAGTAAGTACGGGTAGATTTTCTCGAAAAATAGTTTCATTTTTCTATCTCAATATCTGGCGCCATCCGTTCTTGGCTCGCACTAACGCTCGCCATCTTTCGTCGCGAGGATACCGTAGATCAGCGCCCAAAACGAGATCGTTGAACTCAATTGAGAGTCTATGGGCGATAAGATCTAGAACCTCAGTGACCGAGTCTTGATTCTCTTTGCCAGAAACTTCCAGTTTGGTGATGGCGTCAGGATTTTGTCCAAGAATTGAGCGAAGAGCCGAGAGGCCGTCGAGCGCGTTTTTAGCGAGGCTACGTTGACGTTCACCTTGGACGGAAATCTCAACTTTTATTTTATCTGCCCCGTTCTGTCGTCCATAATCAATTGCCTCAGAAAGAGCACGACCTCGCTGCCTATCTTGTTCAGACATCCTCGTAATATCAAGGCAAAAGGATATCTTGCGCGTTATGCCATGGTTCAGAAGTCGGCGTTCAACATCTTCATCATATTTCGGTTTAAAAGTGTACAGGCTTGTTTCTGTTCCGTCATATGCGCTCAGATAATCGGCTATAGCTCCAGCCCTTACCCCAAAGTGGTTGTATTCAACCAGAATATATCCGCTTGCGGGATCATAAAGAGCAGCTGTCTCTTCGCCAAATCCTTCTTCTTCATCGAACTCGAATCCTTCAACTTCAGAATCTCGTCCGACTTTGCCTGGACCGTTACTGGTTCTGATTCTTACGAAGTCCATCAGCCATAATCCATCTTTTTGCGATACAGACTCAGCCCTGAGCTCTACTTGATTTATTAGTCTGATTCTTTCTCTGAGGCTTGGTTCGCTCTCAATTTGTAGCAATACATCTTGAAGGGTTCGACTTCCATCAAAGGAGTCAACTTTATAGGCGTGTATCTTCATAAATTTCCTTGATGGCGATGGCTTAGAGTTGGCTGATGGCGTAAGGCTTGTATGATCAATCGGCGTATGGTAAGGACCTTACAGAGTTTCAACATCCTAGCAACATTACAGAATCTTTCTTCCGAGATGGCGAGCCAAGTGCTCGCCGTTTTGCATTCTGGGCCCCATTGGCGAACTGGAAGTTTCCGCTGAGTTCGCCAATCGCTCCCTCGTAAGTTCGCCACCCGAATTCTCCAATGACACCTGTTCCTCAACAGCCTCAAAGGAGAGTCTCATGGCCGCTACGGCAAGCCCCCAACCCCGGTCGTCCTACCCGGCGATCAACACCCTGGCACCTGGCGATCGCCGGGTCCTGAACGAAAACGAACTGGCCCAGCGCTGGGGTGTCAGCCCCAAGACGCTGCAACGCTGGCGCAGCGAGGGTCGTGGCCCTCGATACCTCAAGCTCTCCAAGCGTGTCAGCTATCCGCTGGAGGCCATCCTCGACTTCGAGTACAGCGCGCTGCACGAGTCGACCGCTGAACGCGTGATGGCATGAGGGAGATGGTCATGAACGATTTGTCCATCTTCCCAGCCGACATCGCCGAGATGTCGACCGCCCAACTGGCCAGCTTGCCGACCCAGCAACTCTACGAGGTCGACACCAACCTCGATCAGACCATCGCCTGGCTCAAGAGCGCACGCACCAAGGTGGATGCTGCCCTTGATCAGCGATTCGGTGCCCAGGGGCGTGAAGCCCTGCGCGATACCGGACGCGATTTCGGTACCGCCCACCTCAAGGCTGACGGCCTGCACGTGAAGTTCGAGCTGCCCAAGAAGGTGTCCTGGGATCAGAAGAAGCTCAAGGCCATTGCCGAGCGCATCGTCGCATCCGGCGAAGCTGTCGAGAGCTACCTCGACGTGAAGCTGGCGGTGCCCGAGTCCCGCTATACCCACTGGCCACCGGCGCTGCAGCAGCAGTTTGCCGATGCCCGCACGGTCGAGGCAGGCAAGGCCACCTTTGAGCTCAGCCGTGACGAGGGAGGCGTGTGATGGCACTCCCAATCATCTCCGCCTCACAGCGCTTGGCAGAAAAGCAAGGGGTCAAACTGGTCCTGCTGGGCAAGTCCGGCATCGGCAAAACCACCCAGCTCAAGACCCTGCCCGAGGACCGCACGCTGTTCGTCGATCTGGAGGCCGGCGATCTCGCGGTCAAGGACTGGCATGGCGACTGCGTGCGTCCCGCCACCTGGCCCGAGTTCCGGGACCTGGTGGTTTTCCTGGCCGGCCCCAACCCGGCGTTGCCGCCAGACGCGCCGTATTCCAAGGCCCATTTCGACCATGTGTGCGAGCGCTACGGTGACCCGGCCCAACTGGCGAAGTACGACACCTACTTCGTTGACAGCATCACGGTACTGGCTCGCCTGGCACTGATCTGGGCCAAGGTCCAGCCACAGGCGCTGTCTGAGCGCACGGGTAAGCCCGACACCCGCGGGGCCTACGGTCTCCTTGGCCAGGAAATGCTCACTGCACTGACCCACCTGCAGCACGCCCGTGGCAAGCACGTGGTGTTCGTCGCCATCCTTGACGAGAAGCTCGACGACTTCAACCGCAAGGTGTTCGTACCGCAGATCGAAGGCTCCAAGACCGCCGCTGAGTTGCCCGGCATCGTCGACGAGGTGGTGACCCTGGCCGAGATCAAGGCTGAGGACGGCAGCAGCTACCGCGCCTTCATCACCCAAACGCTCAACCCCAACGGCTACCCCGCCAAGGACCGCTCCGGCCAGCTCGATCTGCAGGAGCCGCCCAACCTGCGCGCGCTCATCGACAAGTGTGCCGCCGCCACCCGTCCATCCCATCCGGTTTTCACATCCCAAACACCCAAGGAGTAATTCATGTCCGCCTGGAACGATTTCAACGACGCTGAACAGCAGCAATCCTTCGACCTCATCCCCAAAGGTACCGTGGCCAAGGTCCGCATGACCGTCAAGCCCGGTGGGTACGACGATCCGAGTCAAGGCTGGGTGGACGGTTACGCCACCCAGAGCTTTGAGACCGGCAGCATCTTCTTGGCCTGCGAGTTCGTGGTGCTTGAAGGTGAATTCGCCAAACGCAAGCTCTGGTCCAACATCGGCCTGCAAAGCCCCAAGGGCCCGACTTGGGGCAACATGGGTCGCACCTTTGTGCGCGCCGCCCTGAACTCGGCCCGCAACGTTCGCCCAGACGACAACACCCCACAGGCCGCCGCCGCCCGCCGCATCCAGGGCTTTCATGAACTCGATGGCCTGGAGTTCATCGCCCGCATCGATATCGAAAAAGACGGTCGTGGCGAATCGAAGAACGTCGTCAAGATGGCCGTCGAGCCGGGCGAGCCTGAGTACTCGGCCCTGATGGCTGGCGCAGGGTTCATCCCCAACCGCACGGCAGGGACCCCGACCGCAGTCCCGACCGCACATCCAGCCACGGTTCCAACCGCAGTCCCGCCCGCATCGGCTGGGCGCCCCGCAGTGTCCGGCAAGCCGGCCTGGGCGCAGTGAGGGGGGTGAATGAAATGCTGGGTCTGTTCCCGACAGGCCCGGGGGTACGGCCATACCGACAACCGGCATGGCATCGGCAACCCCCGGCGCTACCCCATCGATTGGGTGTTTTGTTCCCGTCGCTGCCAGGACGCGTTCCATCGCATGTACGGCCACTGGGCGGATGCCCAGAAGTTCGGCAGGGAGGTCGAGATGATCGACGCCTCTGACATCGAACGCGCTGCCATGCGCCAGTGCCTCAAGGCCTTCGGTGAGGCTGCCGGTGAAATTGGTTTTGCCAAACCTCTGGGTGACTACTCCGAGGCCGAAGCGCTGCAAGTCATTGACGCCATCGTCACTGGCTACACGGATGCCATGGCCGCGCACCACGAGGCCAGCAAGTACCCCCCGGTGCGCGGCATGCCACCCGCCCCGGATCCGCTAGCTCATCCGTTCGCCGACATGGAGGACGACTTGCCATGGGAAGAACCGAAGGGGGCGAAGCCATGATGGACTTCAACTCTTCGGCCAGCGTCTCAGGCCAGCTCACCGAACTGATCGACGCCGGCATGCAGCGCAGCCGGGCGGCTGAGCCAGGTCGTGACTACCTCGGTGCCTCGCGCCTTGGGGTGGCCTGCGAGCGGGCGCTGCAATACGAGTTCGCCAAGGCCCCCATCGACAGTGGCCGTCGCCTGGAGGGGCGCATGTTGCGCATCTTCGAGCGTGGCCATGTGATGGAGGACTGCATGGTCATTTGGCTGCGCGAGGCCGGGTTTGACCTGCGCACCCGCAAGGCAGACGGAAACCAGTTTGGATTTTCTGCTGCCGATGGGCGCCTCAAGGGCCACGTCGATGGCGTGATCGTCGGCGGCCCCGAGGGTTTTGCCTATCCCGCCCTGTGGGAGTGCAAGTGCCTGGGCAACAAATCCTGGCGAGACCTCGACAAACACAAGCTGGCTGTTTCCAAGCCGATCTACGCGGCGCAAGTCGCCGTCTATCAAGCCTATCTCGAACTGCACGAGCACCCGGCCATCTTCACGGCGATCAACGCCGACACCATGGAGATCTACACCGAGCTCGTGCCCTTTGATCCTGCGCTGGCGCAGCGCATGTCGGACCGGGCCGTCAAGGTCATCACCGCCACCGAGGCAGGTGAGTTGCTGCCTCGCAGCTTTAACGACCCGACCCACTTCGAATGCCGCATGTGCGCCTGGCAGGACCGCTGCTGGAGGAACCCCACATGAACACCCCATCCATGAACGACGTCCTGGGTGAACGTCTTATCGATTCCAGAGAGGCGGCTCACCGCCTGAATATTCCGACCTACCTGCTGACCCACCCGAAGGAGCGCGAGCGCCTGCTGGTGCCGCACTACCGGGTGGGCAAGCTGGTGCGATTCAAGCTCGAGGAGCTGATCAACTGGCTGGAGCGGCAAGGAGGCGCAACGCATGCTTGACTTCAATGACGCCCAAGCCGCGTTGCCATCTGATCCTGACGCCACACGTGAGTCGATCCGTGCCGATCTGGTCGCCCGTTTGGACTCTCTCCTGGCCACGCTGTTTCCCGCCGGAAAAAAGCGCAGGGGCAAATTCCTCATCGGCGATGTGCTGGGCAGCCCCGGCGACAGTCTGGAGGTCGTTCTCGATGGCGAGAAGGCCGGGCTGTGGACCGACCGCGCAACCGGTGACGGTGGCGACATCTTCGATCTGATTGCTGCTCATCTCGGCGCCGATGCGCACACCGATTTCCCACGAGTGATGCAACACGCAGCTGATCTGCTCGGGCAGGCGTCTGCGACCCCGTCTCGCAAGACCAAGAAGAAAGAGGCTCCGGTTGACGAGCTGGGTCCGGCCACCGCCAAGTGGGACTACCTCGATACAGCGGGTCAACTGATCGCCATCGTCTACCGCTACGACCCGCCTGGGGGCAAGAAGGAGTTTCGGCCCTGGGATGTCCGACGCCGGAAGATGGCACCACCGGACCCTAGGCCGCTGTACAACCAGCCAGGGATGCGGGACGCAGCCCAAGTCGTCCTCGTTGAGGGCGAGAAATGTGCACAGGCGCTGATCAACGCTGGCGTCACTGCCACGACGGCCATGCACGGCGCCAATGCTCCGGTCGACAAGACCGACTGGTCGCCGCTGTCTGGCAAGGCCGTGCGGATCTGGCCGGACCGCGATAAGCCGGGTTGGGAGTACGCCGCGCAAGCTGCGCAGGCCATCTTGTCAGCCGGTGCGAAGTCTTGCCATGTGCTGTATCCCCCTGAGGATGCTGCTGAGGGCTGGGACGCGGCCGATGCCATCGCCGAAGGCTTCGATATCGCGACCTTTCTCAGTCACGGGCCGCGTCTGCAGATGCACGACATCACAGATGACGCCGAGCCGGCCGTCAGCAGCGATGAATCGGTTTGGGGAACGGAGGATGCGCTGGCGCTGTCCTTCACCCGCCGCTACCACCGCGATTGGCGATACGTGGCGACCTGGGGGCGGTGGTTGGTCTGGGACGGCCACCGTTGGCGTAACGAAGACACCTTGGCCGCCACCGACCTGATCCGCAGCGTGTGTCGCCACGCGGCCGTGCACGCGGATAACCCCAAGGTCGCCGCCAAGCTGGCCAGCTCCGGGACAGTCAGTGGTGTGGAGCGCTTGGCGCGCACCGACCGCAGGCATGCAGCCACGACCGACGAGTGGGATGCCGATCCCTGGCTGCTCAACACGCCTGGCGGTGTGGTCGACCTCAAAACGGGCCGCACGCGTGCCAACGAACGAGCCGACCGGATGACCAAGATCACCACGGCCAGGCCACAGGGACTGTGCCCGCAGTGGACGGCGTTTCTCGCCAACATCACCGGTGGCGACGACGAACTGCAGGCCTACCTCCAAAGGATGGTGGGGTACTGCCTGACCGGTGCGACGAGCGCCCACGCGCTGTTCTTTCTGTACGGCACAGGTGCCAACGGCAAGAGCGTCTTTGCCAATGTGATCAGCACCATCCTGGGTGATTATGCCGCCACCGCGTCAATGGACACCTTTGTCGAAACGCGCGGCGACAGGCATCCGACCGATCTGGCAGGCCTGCGCGGGGCGCGCTTTGTGACGGCCATTGAGACCGAACAGGGCCGGCGCTTGAACGAGTCCAAGGTCAAGGCCATCACGGGAGGCGACAAGATCTCGGCGCGCTTCATGCACAAGGACTTCTTCGAGTACACGCCCCAATTCAAGCCGGTGATCGTGGGCAACCACAAGCCGGCCATTCGCAACATCGACGAGGCGATGCGGCGACGGCTGCACATGATTCCCTTCACGGTGACGATCCCGCCGGAAAGACGTGATCCGCGCTTGACAGAAAAGCTGCTGGCCGAACGCGACGGCATCCTCGCCTGGGCGGTGGCCGGGTGCCTGGCATGGCAGCGATCTGGTCTGCAGCCACCCGCCTGCGTACAGGCGGCGACGGCGGAGTACTTCGATTCCGAAGATGCACTCGGTCGATGGCTTGACGAACGCTGCGTGAGCACCGCCAACGCCAAGTCGCTGACCGCCGAACTGTTCACCGACTGGAAGCAGTGGGCTGAAGCGGCGGGTGAATTCATTGGCACCCAGCGCCGATTCTCCGATTTGCTCATCACGCGTGGGCTGGAGAAATGGCGCAACAGCATGGGTGTGCGCGGATTTCTGGGCATTGGCCTCAAACAGCCGCACACACCCGCTTACACCCCCTATTCGGACGACTGACCCCTCATGAAAACTATCGCGCCCGACGCATCTGACATGGCTGAACGTAACTTCTCGACGCGTGTGCGCGCGCGTCACGAAGACAGTTATGTGTTGCTGCGTCCGATGTGTCGGGCCGAGCACGACAGGACTGACAACATGAACACAACGACCATCCTCGCCCTTGACTTGGGCACCCAAACGGGCTGGGCACTGGCCTGCCGCGACGGCAGCATCAGCAGTGGCAGCCAATCCTTCAAACCCCAGCGCTTCGAGGGCGGCGGTATGCGCTTCCTTCGGTTCAAGCGTTGGCTCACCGACATCAAGCACTGCAATGACGGCATTGACCAGGTGGTCTTTGAAGAAGTCCGCCGGCACGCTGGCGTTGACGCCGCCCATGCCTACGGCGGATTCATGGGGCAGCTGACCGCCTGGTGTGAGCACCACCAGATCCCGTACCAAGGCATCCCGGTCGGCACGATAAAGAAGCACGCCACCGGCAAGGGCAACGCCAGCAAGGACGAGATGGTGGCTGCCGTCCGTGCCCGTGGCCATGCCCCGGCTGACGACAACGAGGCTGACGCCATCGCCTTGCTGTACCTGGCCCGTGAGATGACCATGGAGGGTGCGTGACATGAAAGTGCCGCAATACCGCTACCGCTGCCCTCTGGGCAACCTGCAGCCCATTACGTCAGACCCGGACGCCGTCAAACGCGAAGGCTGGCGCACCGATCACATCTTGGTCGTCTCCGAGCACGATGAACGGCTCGACTGGGTGGAGAAGCAGTTCGTGCGCAGGTTGGGAGAACGCCTCTATGGCGATGGAGGAAAGCGCCATGACTGAGACTCGAACCGAATGGACTGTGGATGACGTGGCCGCCCGGTTTGCCGAGGCTGCCGAAACCGCGCACAAGTTGCCCCGGGTCAGACCAGGCGGCTACTTCAACCCATGGATGACGCTGGCCATGCAAGTGCCCGAGCGCTACCCCGATCCCGAGCGCCTGTACCGGCCCATGCCGCCCAGTCCCCAGGCTGTGGAGCGGATGCTCGAAACCATGCGCTGGGTGCAGTGGCTGGAGGTGGAGCAGCGGCACTTGATCTGGATGCGTGCCAACCGCTACGAGTGGCAGCAGATCGGCAGACGCTTTGCCTGCGACCGCAACACCGCCTCACGGCGCTGGCACCGGGTGATGGAGTTGGTGGCCCATCAACTCAACCGCGCTGGTGTCCTGTCTTGACAGGGAGGGGGTGGCTACGGTCAAATAACAGTTATTAATTGTTAGGAGGTAGCCATGCCCACCAGCGTCGCACTCAGTTCCCATTTCGAGACCTTCGTCCGCGACCAAGTCGAGTCCGGCCGCTACAACAACGCCAGTGAAGTGGTCCGTGCAGGGCTGCGCCTGCTCGAGGATCAGCAAAAGCAGGCAGAGCTGCAACTGGAAGCCATGAAGGCCGCAATTGCTGCCGGGCTGGCCAGTGGTCGCAGCATCCCCGGTGATCAGGTCTTTGATCGGCTGGAAGCCAAATACCGCAAACAGGCTGCCAGCGCAGGTCGGTAATGGGTGTGTTGTTTACACCTCTGGCCGAGACGGACCTGGAGGATATCGGTGACTACATCGCACAGGACAACCCGGCCCGCGCCCTGACATTCATCCAGGACATTCGTGCGCAGTGCCAGAAGGTCGGCAAATCTCCACTGGCGTATCGCGCGCGCCCCGAACTTGGGGACGACATCCGATCCTGTCCATTCGGCAACTACGTCATCCTTTACCGACCTGATGCAACCGATGTGCTGATCGTTCGCGTGCTGCACGGAGCCATGGACCTGCCACGGCACATGGGCAGCGAGGACACCTGAGCCCGGGTGGTGTGCACACGTCACACGCGAGAAAGTGTTTTGGCGTGTTTTGACGTGATTGCGGGTAATGCCTGCGGTTAATGCGTGTCAGAGCGAAGAATGTGCCCAGATCCGAATGCAGCATGAAGGCTCTTTTGAGGGTACATTTTCAGCTATGGTCAGGACAGAAGTGCAGCGATGCATGAGGGGATCAAAAACACCTCGCACCTGAGGAAATCAACGGGTCCTTCCTGGCCAAAGCGGTATGCGGGGGGCAACAGCGCGAGATTTCGATAGCGTCTGCCCTTAAAAACAGGTTACCACCCAGCCAGGTTACCGGCCTGTGGTTACCACCACCCCAGACAGTTACCACCCCCTGAATATTTCCAACCCGCCTGGCGGCAACGCTTAGCGGGTTTTTCAATTCCATGACGCCCAACCTGCAGATCGAATACCGCCCGATCGATGCGCTGCTGCCTTATGCGCACAATCCGCGCACGCATTCTCCGGCGCAGATTGCCAAGATCGCGGCCAGCATCGTGGAGTTTGGCTGGACGCAACCCATCCTGGTTGATGGCGACAACGGCATCATCGCCGGCCACGGACGCCTCGCGGCCGCGCGCAAGCTGGAGTTTCCCGAGGTCCCGGTCATTGAACTGGGCCACCTCACCCCGGCACAAAAGCGTGCCTACGTGATCGCCGACAACCGCCTGGCGCTGGATGCGGGTTGGGACGACGAGTTGCTGACGCTTGAACTGGCCGAGCTGTCTGAGGCCGGTTACGACTTGCTGATGACAGGCTTTGACGATGATGAGCTGGCCAAGATGCTGGCCGACTTGGGTGATGCTGAAGGCAGCGAGTCTGGAGATGAGTCGGATGCCGATGAAGAAAGCGACGTTCCCGAACCACCCAAGCAGCCCATCTCTCGCCCGGGCGATGTCTGGCAGTTGGGCTCGCACCGCCTGATCTGCGGCGACGCGTCCGATCCATCCGTGATCACCACCCTGATGCAGGGCGAGCAGGCCAGCCTGTGTTTCACCTCGCCGCCCTATGGCAACCAGCGCGACTACACCTCAGGCGGCATTGCCGACTGGGATGGCCTGATGCGCGGCGTGTTCACCCAAGTACCCATGGCAGCCGATGGCCAGGTGCTGGTCAACCTCGGCCTGATCCACCGTGACAACGAGTTCATCCCGTATTGGGATCAGTGGCTCGATTGGATGCGGACACAAGGCTGGCGGCGCTTTGCCTGGTACGTCTGGGACCAGGGGCCAGGGATGCCCGGCGATTGGCAGGGGCGTCTGGCGCCGAGCTTTGAATTCATCTTCCACTTCAACCGGCAAACGCGCAAACCCAACAAGACGGTGCCCTGCAAGTTCGCCGGCCAGGAAACGCACCTGCGCGCTGACGGATCCTCGACTGCGATGCGCGGCAAGGATGGCCAGGTCAACGGCTGGACCGCTGCCGGTCAACCGACCCAGGACCACCGCATCCCCGACTCGGTCATCCGGGTCATGCGCCACAAGGGAAAGATCGGCAAGGACATCGATCACCCGGCCGTCTTTCCGGTGACGCTGCCGGTGCAGGTCATTGAGGCGTACACCAATGAAGGCGAGATCGTGTTTGAGCCCTTTGGCGGCAGCGGCACCACGCTGATGGCTGCCCAGCGGACAGGGCGTATTGGCCGCGCGGTGGAGATCGCACCCGAGTACGTCGACGTGGCACTGATCCGTTTCCAACAGAACTTCCCTGGCGCGCCGGTCACCTTGGCCGCCACCGGAGAACCCTTTGAGGTTGTTGCTCAACAACGCAAAGCCGAGCATCGACAAGAGAGCGAACATGCAACTGTCTGAACATTTCGAACTGGCCGAGTTTCTGGTCTCCGAGACCGCTGCGCGCCGTGGTATCGGCAACGAGCCCACCCCCGAGGTCATCGAGAATCTGCGTCGGCTGTGTCAGTCGGTGCTGGAGCCCCTGCGCGTCCACCTCAAGCGCCCGGTGGTGATAAGCTCCGGCTACCGGTCGCCGGCATTGAACCGCGCTGTCGGTGGCAGCCCGACCAGCCACCACATGCAAGGGCGTGCGGCGGACCTCATCGTGCCGGGCATGACGCCGCTGGTCGTATGCCAAGCCGCCCACCAGTTGAAGCTGCCCTGCGTGCAGATCATTCACGAGTTCGGACGGTGGACCCACCTGGCAGTGGCGATCTCAAATGAGCGCACCCAGCTGCTCACGGCCAAGCTGGCGCAGGGCAAGACCATCTACGAACCGGGGCTGGTCCATGTCTGAACCTTGGCTCTCCACCCATATCGAGCGCTGGCCCACCGATAAACTCGTGCCCTACGCCCGCAACGCCCGTACCCACTCCGAGGAGCAGGTGGCGCAGATTGCGGCATCCATCGTCGAGTTCGGGTTCACCAATCCGATCCTGGCGGGATCCGATGGCGTGATTGTCGCCGGTCATGGACGCCTGGCCGCTGCACAAAAGCTCGGTCTGGATACCGTGCCAGTGGTCGTGCTCGATCACCTGACGCCCACCCAGCGACGTGCCCTCATCATTGCGGACAACCGCATTGCAGAAAACGCGGGTTGGGACGACGCCATGCTGCGCATCGAGCTGCAGTCCTTGCAGGAAGACGGCTTCAACCTGGATATCACCGGATTTGACGCCGATGCCTTGGCCGAGATCATGGCGGGCGAAGAGACCACGGTCGATGGCCAAACCGATGACGATGCCGTTCCCGAGGTGTCGGCCACCCCGATCTCCCGCCCTGGCGATGTTTGGGAGCTGGGCAAGCACCGCCTGGTGTGCGGCGATGCCACGGACCCCAAGAGCTACGAGCTGCTGATGGCCGACGCCCGGGCCGACATGGTGTTCACCGATCCACCGTACAACGTGGACTATGCCAACTCTGCCCGCGACAAGATGCGTGGCAAGGACCGCCCGATCCTGAACGACAACCTGGGCGATGGCTTCTACGATTTCTTGCTGGCGGCATTGTCGCCAATGTTGGAACGCTGTACAGGCGCGATCTACATCGCCATGTCGTCCAGCGAACTGGACACGCTGCAGCAGGCTTTCCGTGCCGCCGGTGGCAAGTGGTCCACCTTCATCATCTGGGCCAAGAACACCTTCACGCTCGGCCGCGCCGACTACCAGCGCCAGTACGAGCCCATCTTGTATGGCTGGCCCGAAGGCCAGAACCGGCACTGGTGCGGGGATCGTGACCAGGGCGACGTCTGGAACATCAAGAAGCCACAGAAAAACGACCTGCACCCGACCATGAAGCCGGTGGAGTTGGTCGAGCGCGCGATCCGCAATTCCAGCCGACCGGGTGACATCGTGCTCGACCCGTTCGGCGGCTCTGGCACCACCCTCATCGCCGCAGAAAAAACCGGCCGCATCGGTTGGCTGATCGAACTCGATCCCAAATACGTGGATGTGATCGTGCGTCGTTGGCAGGACTGGACGGGGCAGGAAGCTTACCGGGAAGCCGACGCGCTCAAGTTCAACGACCTGGCCGGTGTCGTCAATGTCGCAGGGGATGACGCGGAGGTGGCGGCATGAAGCAGTCGCGCCTGATGTCCCTCGTGGAGTCGCTGGCCAATGTCCTGGTGGGCTACGGCGTGGCGGTGGTCACGCAGATGGCGGTGTTCCCGCTGTTCGGCCTGGCCTTGACCGTCACAGAAAACCTGCTGATCGGCTTGATCTTCACGGCCGTCTCGATCGTGCGCAGCTACGCGCTGCGCCGAGGCTTTGAAGCCCTGCGGGTGCGTCAGTCGGCCATGTCCTCTTCGACGATCTCGCAGTGAATCACAAAGCCCGTCAGGTAGGGCAGCCCCTTGGGAATCCCGTGCTGCTTGCTGGTCAGGCGACCGATGGTCCAGCCCATCCAGCGTTGGGTGGCGGCGTGGATCGCATCGCGCAGGTTCAATCCGGCATGCAGGCCGTTGAGCACATCGTCGGCAAAGTGGCGGCCATGGCGGCTGTCCAGGAATGCGCGGACCGAGTCGAGAGGTTGGTTGGTGGCGTCCGAAATCGCCGTCATCGCGATCGGCCAGGCGGCTTCGGCGTGCTCGCCGAGGGTCCCAAATAGGCCCCACGACTCATTTTGCGTTGCGGGGATTTTTGCTTGCTGGGTGGTGGTCATCGTCGGCTCCATGTCTGTGTTGGCGATGACTCCATTGACGCGCTGTAGAGCACAGAAGCCAAGGCTTTCTCGATCATTTTTCGAGAGCGTGATCATTTCGCGACGCTGGCCAATTCGGCCTGTGCGTTGGCGATCAGGTCCAGGCGCAGATTGGGCGTGATGTTGCAGGCCAGGGCGTTGAGCGCCCAGTTCATCACCTGTGATTTGTCGTGCGGCGTCTCGGCCGTGTCGAGCCGCTCGATGTAATGGTCCAACTCGCGCAGGCTGCGCTCCAGGGTGGACCGGGCGGTGAGCAAGGCGTCTTTGGCCTTTTGCTCGGTCATCTGGCGCATCAGGGTGTCGAGGTCGAGGGTCATGGTGGGGCTTCCGTTCAATCGTTTGGCGATGACCCCATTGACGCGCTGTTCCGATGCAAAGCCAAGGCTTTGATGGAAGAAGATGAACAGCGTGGCGGCACAGCCACTAGCCCAGACGGGCTGCGTAGCGGGCGTAGTCGCCGCCAGACGGATCGACGTAGAGATACGGGCGACCGGGGGCATGGACTTCTACGCACAGGCGTCCATTGCCCACGTACCCGCCTTTGCCCGCCAGCCAGTCGCGCGAAACGAGCAGGTTGGCAGCAAAGCCATCGAACTCCTCGGGCGTCATGGTCCGGGTCTCGGTGACGTAGACGATGTAGTCGCCGCTGGCGCTCATGTCCTTGAGATTCTCGGGCTTGCGCGCAAAGGGCAGTCGGATGCCAAGCTGCTCGACTTGAATCTCCTGGCCCTCCCACTGGAGGGTCAGCGGGGTGCGGTCAATGGTGATGGACATGCTGGGCATGACGGGCCTTTCTGGTTTGATATGTAGTTTGGCTAGTGGATTGGTACTTGGGGCCGGGGGTCTTGGCCTGCAAGGCTTCGACGCCAGCCAGCGCCAGGGTCAGCACGGCGTTGTGAAACGCCGCTTCGGCCAAACACGGCGCGACCCGCGCGTCTTCCAGCAGGCGGTCGATGCTTGGCGCCACCTTGGCGCGCATCGCGGCACACACCGCCTCCTGGCGCGCCGGGCTGGCGCTGCGGATTTCGGGGCAAAGGCTGATCAGGGTGCGAAACGCCTGGTCGGCCAGGCGCTGCCCGAGTTCATCGATCCGAGCAAAGTTGCGGCAGGCGTTCATGCAGCCTCCGAATTGATAGCGGTAGCGGTGCCTGCGGGCGCGGACTCGATGCGGTAAACGCGCTGACCACCGGCCTCCTTGGCTGATGTGATGGTCAGCCCCAGGCGCTTCTTGAGCGTGCCGGCCAATGTGCCGCGCACGGTGTGCTGTTGCCAGCCGGTGGCCTCCATGATCTGCGCGATCGTGGCGCCCTCGGGGCGTTGCAGCAGGCCGATGACCAGAGCCTGTTTGCTGTCGGCGCGGGTGCGAACCGGCTTGTCCTGGGTAGGCTGTTGCCAACTGGCCTCTGCACTGGCGACATCGTCCTCCAGCTCTGGATCGTCCAGTGTGATGGTCGGCGGCAAGGCGCCCGGCCGGGGCAGGCCCAGGGCGTCGTAGCCCTCGGCAGCCACCACCCAGTCGTCGCCGTCGGGCGTGATCAGTGCGCGTTTGAACAAGCCTTCGAGCACTTTGGCGCGAGCGCCGCCCTTGATGTGCTCGGGGAACCAGGCGATCTTGCCGCCGCTGTGTTGTACGGCGTGCTCCAGGATGGCCTGCTGGTTGGGGTTGAGTGCGGTGGTCATGGCGCCCTCACGCTTGCAGGGCAGCGGCGCTGCCGTTGCCAGGATGGACCTTGCGCACGCGGTGCACGGTCTGTTTCGGCGCGCCTCCAGCGGCACGCAGCCCAGCATCAAACGCGGCTTGCAAGGCGCTTTTGACACCCCAGACGCTCACGTCGTGAAAGTCCAGGCTGTCGCGGTGGCGTGTTTGCAGGGTTTCGATGAACAGGTGGTCCAGGGCAATCGATTCGAGCAAGAGCTCAATTTCATCAGGGGAGAGTGCGGTGGGTTGCTTGGGTTTGGCCATGTGGGGCTCCTTGGTGGGTTGCTTGTCAATCGACATCCGCATTCACGCGCTGTGCGCCCCAGAAGCCAAGCGCTTTTTAATCCCGGGTGATTCACTCGCCTTTGCCGCAAAACCCAGCACATCGGAGGCCACCCATTTGCACTGAGTAGATCAACATCATGGGACTGTCCATTCGCGCCTACGCGCGCCACCGACGCGTGTCGCACGTGGCCGTCAAGAAGGCCATCGATACCGGGCGCATCAGCCAGTTGCCGGATGGCACCATCGATCCGGTGGTGGCCGATGCCCAATGGGCGGCCAACACCACGCCGACCCGGCGGTCGGTGACTGCTGAGGCCAGGGAGACTCCGCAGGTTTCCGTATCTGCCCGCGAGATTCCGCAGGCTTCCGCAAAGGTTGTGCGTGACGCGCCAGAGCCACCATCCCCGGCGCTGTCGTCCGGCGGCACGTCATTGCTTCAAGCGCGCACGGTCAACGAGGTGGTCAAGGCGCAGACCAACAAGGTGCGCCTGGCCCGACTGAAGGGCGAACTGGTCGATCGGTCACAGGCCGTGGCCCATGTGTTCAAGCTGGCTCGTGCTGAGCGCGATGCCTGGCTGAACTGGCCGGCACGCATCTCGTCGCAGATGGCCGCTGGGCTGGGCGTCGATGCGCATGTCTTGCATGTGGCGCTGGACGCCGCCGTGCGCCAGCAACTTCAGGACCTGGGCGACTTGCAAGCCAAGGTAGATTGACCATGGACGAGCTGTATTACGAAGGCTGGGATGCCATCGAGCGCGCCTGGCGCGAGGGGCTAACGCCCGATCCGCTGCTCACGGTATCCGAATGGGCCGACAAGCACCGGGTGCTCTCCAGCAAGGCCGCCTCCGAACCTGGCCGCTGGCGCACCAGCCGCACGCCCTACCTGCGCGAGATCATGGATTGCTTGTCGCCCATGTCGCCGATCGAACGGGTGGTGTTCATGAAAGGCGCGCAGGTTGGTGGTACCGAACTGGGCCTGAACTGGGTGGGCTATGTGATCCACCATGCCCCGGGCCCGATGATGGCGGTGTGGCCCACGGTGGAAATGGCCAAGCGAGCCTCCAAGCAGCGCATCGACGCACTGATCGAAGAAAGCCCCGCCATCCAGGAGCGCATTGCTCCGGCGCGCAGTCGGGACTCCGGCAACACGATTCTCGCCAAGGAATTCCATGGTGGCGTGCTGGTGATGACCGGCGCCAACAGCGCGGTGGGCCTGCGTTCCATGCCGGTGCGCTACCTGTTCCTCGATGAGGTCGATGGCTACCCACTGGATGTGGAAGGCGAAGGTGATGCGATCTCGCTGGCCGAGGCGCGCACGCGAACGTTTGCCCGGCGCAAGATCCTGATCGTCTCAACCCCGACGATTGCGGGGGCCAGTGCGGTCGAACGCGAGTTTGAGGCATCAGACCAGCGCCGCTACTTCGTGCCGTGCCCGCATTGCGACCACCGCCAGTGGCTGCGGTTTGAGCAGCTGCGCTGGGAGCGTGGCCAGCCAGAAACGGCGGCCTACATCTGCGAAGGCTGTGGTGAGCCGATTGCCGAGCACCACAAGACCTGGATGCTGGACAACGGCCAGTGGCAGGCCTGCGCGCCAGAGAACACTGGACGCACCGCAGGGTTCCACCTCTCCAGCCTCTACAGTCCCGTGGGCTGGCGCAGCTGGATCGAGATCGCCCGGGCCTGGGAGTCGGCCGCGATGTCTGATTCCCGCTCGGCCTCGGCCATCAAGACCTTCAAAAACACCGAACTGGGTGAGACCTGGGTCGAAGAAGGCGAAGCACCGGATTGGCAGCGCCTGCTCGAGCGCCGGGAGGATTACCGCATCGGGACCGTGCCCGCGGGCGGCCTGTTGCTCACTGCCGGTGCCGACGTGCAGAAGGACCGCATCGAAGTCTCGGTCTGGGCCTTCGGACGGGGCAAAGCCGCGTGGTTGGTGGAGCACCGGATTCTGATGGGTGACACCGCTCGCACCGAGGTCTGGTCGGGCTTGGCCAAGCTGATGAGTGAAACCTGGACCCACAGCTCGGGCTGCCAGCTAAGCCTGGCGCGCCTGGCCCTGGACACCGGCTACGCCACCCAGGAGGCCTACGCCTTTGTACGCAGCGTGCGCGATGCACGGCTCATGCCGATCAAGGGCATTGCTGGGGGTGCGGCGCTGATCGGCACCCCCACGGCGGTGGATGCCACCGCTAGCGGCAAGAAGCTGCGCCGGGGCATCAAGGTGTTCTCGGTGGCTGGCGGCATCGCCAAGCTGGAGTTCTACAACAACCTGAGAAAGAGCGCCGAGGTGGCCGAAGACGGCATCACGCCGATCTACCCGGCGGGCTTCGTGCACCTGCCCAAGGTCGATGCCGAATACCTGCAACAGCTCTGTGCCGAGCAGCTGATCACCCGGCGAGACCGCAACGGCTTTGCCCACCGCGAATGGCAAAAGATGCGCGAGCGCAATGAGGCACTCGACTGCTATGTCTACGCCCGGGCAGCAGCCGCCGCTGCGGGCCTGGACCGATTCGAAGACCGGCACTGGCTCGAATTGGAAAAACAACTCGGCGTTGGCCCTCCGCTCAACGCCCAACAAATGACAACCCCCGAGGCCACCCAAGAACAGCGATTCGACGGTGGCCTCAGCACTTCTGGCAGTACGCCAGCGCCCGCTCGGCGCGTGGTGCGCAGCCGATGGATGACTTGAGTGAACAAATAAACATGAACTACACACCAGAACACCTGCAGGTCTTGCGCGAAGCCTTAGCCAGCGGCGAGCACCGTGTGACCTACGAGGGAAAAAGCATCGAGTACCGCAGCGTGGCTGATTTGAAGGCTGCGATCGCTGAAGTCGAAGCCACCATGGCTCGTGAGTCCGGCGCACCCAAATCGCGCCAGATCCGTGTCACCACGGGCAAGGCACTCTGATGGCCTGGCTCAAAAGTCTGCGTCGCCGCATGTTCGGTGGCACGCCGGTCTATGACGGCACCGGCGGCGGGCGGCGCGCCCTGGCCTGGATGCCCAGCAACCCAGGCGCCGTAGCAGCCCTGTCGCTGGCCCAAGACGAACTGCGCGCCAAGAGCCGTGACCTGGTTCGGCGCAACGCCTGGGCCGCCGCTGGTATCGAAGCCTTTGTGGCCAACGCCATCGGCACAGGCATCAAGCCCCAAAGCATGGTCCAGGACCAGGCTACGCGAGAGGCGATTCACAGCCTGTGGTGGGACTGGTGCGAAGAGGCCGATGCCGCAGGCCTTACCGACTTCTACGGTCTGCAGGCACTGGCCACCCGCGCCATGCTCGAAGGCGGCGAAGCCCTGGTGCGACTGCGCTATCGCCGCACCGAAGATGGTCTGCCGGTGGCGCTGCAGATCCAGGTGCTGGAAGCAGAGCACCTGCCAACCACCATGAACCGTGATCTGCCCGGCGGCAACGTCATTCGCGCTGGCATCGAGTTCGACCGGCTAGGTCGCCGGGTGGCTTATCACCTGTATCGCTCGCACCCCAATGATGGACTGCTGGCACCGATGTCCAGCAGTGCCGGCGGCGGTGGCATGGACACCGTGCGGGTGGATGCGAGTGAAGTCATCCACCTGTTTCGCCCCTTGCGTCCCGGCCAGATCCGGGGCGAGCCTTGGCTTACTCGGGCGCTCGTGAAACTCAACGAGCTGGACCAGTACGACGACGCGGAGCTGGTACGCAAGAAAACCGCTGCCATGTTTGCCGGCTTCATCACCCGCATGGCACCCGAAGACAACCTGATGGGCGAGTCGGCGCCAGATGCCAACGGCGTGGCGCTCGCTGGCATGGAGCCCGGCACGCTGCAGATTCTGGAACCCGGCGAAGACATCAAGTTCTCGGCCCCTGCTGATGTCGGCTCTTCTTACGCTGAATTCATGCGCCAGCAGTTCCGCGCGGTGGCCGCCGCCATGGGCATCACCTACGAGATGCTCACCGGCGACCTCACGCAAGTGAACTACTCCTCCATCCGGGCGGGCCTGCTGGAATTCCGTCGCCGCTGTGAAGCCTTGCAGCATGGCGTGATCGTGCACCAGCTGTGCCGGCCGATCTGGCGTGCCTGGATGGACCAGGCGGTGCTCGAGGGCACGCTCAATTTGCCTGGATATCGCCAATCTCAGCGCCAGTACCAGGCGGCCAAGTGGATCCCCCAGGGTTGGAAGTGGGTGGATCCGCAAAAGGAATACAACGCCATGAAGCTCGCCATTCGCGCGGGCCTTATGAGTCGCTCGGAAGCGATCTCTGGCAACGGCTACGACGCTGAGGACGTGGATCGGGAAATCGCCGCCGATAACGCCCGGGCCGATGACCTGGGATTGGTCTTCGATTCGGACCCTCGCTATGACCAACCCCTGACCATCCCACCACCGTCGGCCAGTGCAGGCACTGCGACCGACCTCTCAACCGAATCCTCTGTGGAGTAGTTCATGCTGCCTCATTTTGCTTCCCGCTTGTTCGGGACGCCCTTGCTCGTTCATCGGGCCAAACTCGACGTCATTCTGGCGGTGATGGGCGAACGCCTGGGGTTGGCCGTGCCGGCCGTTGACCTGGCTCTACCCCCGCCGAAACCTGCAACAGCAACGCCTGCCGGTATCGCGGTCATCCCGGTTCACGGCACCCTCGTCAAACGCGCGCTCGGTATGGAAGCCGCTTCGGGTCTGACCTCCTATGGCGAGATCGCGGCCATGCTGGACTCCGCCCTGGCCGACCCGCAGGTCAGCGGCATCCTGCTGGACATCGATTCTCCTGGTGGCGAAGCTTCGGGCAGTTTCGAGTTGGCGCGCCGCGTGCGTGAGGCGACGGCCATCAAACCGGTCTGGGCGGTGGCCAACGATGCCGCGTACTCGGCGGCTTACGCGATCGCGGCCAGCGCCCAGCGCCTGTTCGTCACCGAAACGGGTGGTGTCGGCTCCATTGGCGTCATCGCACTGCATGTGGATCAATCGATCAAAGATGCCAATGACGGGTATCGCTACACAGCCATCACGGCGGGCGCCCACAAGAACGACTACTCGCCACACGAGCCCTTGTCGGACAGCGCCAAGACTGAGCTGCAAAGCGAAGTCGATCGACTCTACGCGATCTTTACCGAACACGTCGCAGCCATGCGTGGCCTGAAGCTTGATGCGGTTCGCGCCACCGAGGCCGGCTTGTATTTCGGCGGTAATGCCGTGGCGCAAGGTCTGGCCGATGGTGTCCAAACGCTGGAGTCCACGCTGGCCGAATTCCATCGATTCATCAACGCCCCAAAAAGCGCCCTTACCCATTCGCCGTCTCAGGTGCGGGGCGTCATCCGTGCTGAGGCGGCACATCCTCCACAGGAGTTACTCATGTCTGACCCACAAGACACCCCCGAAGAAACCTTGTCCGAAACCATCGGCGTCGACGAAGCCGCTGTTCTGGTTGCACAGGCCCGCCGTGAAGTGACCCAAAGCGCGCAGGCCATTGCCGAAGTGTGCATGCTGGCCGGTTGTCCCGACCGTGCGGCTCAATTCATCGCGGCTGGCAAGACCGAAGCCGAGGTACGCCGCGCGTTGATCGATGCACGTGCAGCCCAGACCGAAGCAACGGCCATCCGATCGACCATCACCGTCGATGCCGGCACGGCGACGCCGTCGCATACCGAGACTTCGCCCATCGTAGCTGCCGTCAAAAAACTCACCGGCACCGCTTAAGAAAGGAACTCCTACATGTCCGTCATCACTCAACCGAACGACTTGGCCGACCTGCTGCGCTTCGAAGCCGAAAACCGCTATTCCCGCGAACGTGTGACGCTCGTCGCAGGCCACAACCTGACACTGGGTACCGTCATCGCCACCGATACGGCCAACGGCAAGATTGCCCCGCTCGATCCAGCCGACACCGGTTCACTCAACCAGGCATCAGGCGTCCTTCTCAACGACTGCGACGCCACTACTGCCGACAACCCGGATGCCTTGGTGGTGGTCCGTCACGCCATCGTCTTGCGCGATGCCCTGATCTGGCCGGAGACCATCACGGCTGAGCAGAAGACAGCTGCCATCGCGCAACTGCGTGATCTGGGCATTCTGGTTCGCGACGCTGCCTGACCCCCAGCTACCTCACCAATTCCTTCCCGTCATCCCATCGGCCCGCCGGTCACCCCGCGGGCCGTTCCTTTTATTGGAGCCCTCTCATGCAAAACCCTTTCCAGAATCCCGGGTTCTCGATGGCCAGCCTCACCGCCGCCATCAACCTCATTCCCAACCGCTATGGCCGACTGGAGGAACTCAATCTGTTCCCGGCAAAGCCGGTACGTACCCGCTCGGTGGTGATCGAGTCGCGCAATGGCACGCTGAATCTGCTGCCCAGCCTGCCGGTGGGTAGCGCAGCGACCCAGAACAAGCACGACAAGCGCCAGTTGCATTCCTTCGTGATTCCGCACATTCCGTTGGAAGACGTGGTGCTGCCGGAAGAAGTGCAGGGCGTGCGCGCCTTCGGCTCTGAGACCGAGATGGACACCGTGGCGCAGGTGCTGGCCCAGCATCTGGAATCGATGCGCAACAAACACGCCATCACCCTGGAGCATTTGCGCATGGGGGCTTTGAAGGGCGTCATCCTCGATGCTGATGGCAGTGTGCTTCATGACCTGTTCGAGGTCTTCAAGCTCAACCCGAGCACAGTCAATTTCCAGCTCAATGCGGACACCACCAATGTGCGCAACAAGTGTGCGGATGTGGTGCGCGGCATCACCGAGAACCTGCGCGGGGAATTCATGACCGGCGTGCGCGTGCTGTGCTCGCCCAGTTTCTTTGCCAAGCTCACCGGCCACGCCAAGGTCGAGAAGGCTTATGAGAACTATGCCCAGGGCGCCATGTTGCGTGATGACGTGCGCAACGGCTTTGCGTTTGGCGGCATCCTCTTCGAGGAATATCTGGGCAAAGCAAGCTATCTCGACGGGGCAGGCACCGCCCAGACGCGTGACTTCATTGCCGAGGGCGAAGCGCATGCCTTCCCGCTGGGCACGGTCGACACCTTTGCCACCTACTTCGCCCCGGCCGATTTCAACGAGACGGTCAATACGCTGGGTCAGGCCATCTACGCCAAGCAGGAGCCGCGAAAGTTTGATCGCGGCACGGATCTGCACACGCAGAGCAACCCACTGCCGATGTGCCACCGCCCGGGTGTGCTGGTCAAGCTGACCATGGCGTGATGGACGATCCGGTGCAGCCCAATCCCTATCAGCCCAATCCAGTTAACCCCTTCATTCGCCTACTGGTCAGCAGCTTTCTGCACCTCGGCAGGCCGGGCAGCTACCGGCGTGCCGATGGGGTGGAGATCACCACGCGCTTCATCGCCAAGACACCGGATGTCGTCGAGTCCTTCGGCGATACCCGGCTGGTGGTGGCCACCCACCGTTTCGATGTGATGGCCCGCGACGTGGCTGATCCTCGCGAGGGCGAGCGCTTCACTGTTGCTGGCCAGACCTACCAGGTGGTGGGTGAACCCCTGGCTGATCGGGACCGCTTGATCTGGACGCTGGCTGGAGCACCGCTATGAAGCTCATGGCTGCACTCACCGGCAATCTGGACCAGATCCTGGCCGACGAAGTGCGCATTGCCGAGCAGGCGGTGACGCACTCGATTCGCGAAGCGACCGATGGCCTCAAGACCGAGCTGCGCAGCCAGATCACCGGTGCAGGCCTCGGCCAGCGCTTGGCCAACACCTGGCGCGGCGAGGTTTACCCCAAAGGCAAACTGAGCATTAATGCGGCGGGCCTGGTCTATAGCCGCGCACCCGTCATCGTCGGTGCGCATGACCAGGGCGCGACGATTCGTTCCAAGGATGGATTCTGGCTGGCGATCCCGCTGCCGGCTGCCGGCAAGGGCCCACGCGGCAAACGCATGACCCCCGGCCTTTGGGAAAAGCTGCGTGGCCACCGCCTGCGCTTCATCTACCGCCGGGGCAAACCATCCCTTCTCGTCGCAGAAAACCAGCGCGCCCGCCAAGGCCAACGCGGCGGTTTCTCGGCCGCCTCACAAAAGGCCCAGACCACTGGCCGAGGGCTGGTCACGGTCCCGATGTTCCTGCTGGTGCCCCAAGTGACCCTGAAGAAGAAATTCGACATCGACCGCAGCGCGCGTCGCTGGATCAGCACGCTGGCCCAGCGCATTGCCAACCGTTTCGATGAAGCCGACCGCAAAGGGGCAACGTCATGAGCCAAAGAGAAAACGCCATCGGTGCTTTGTTCGCCGTGCTCGGCCAGTTGTCCTTGGGAACAACGGTCAAGCGCAACGCCGCCTTGCCCGAGCGTATCGCGGACCACGCCATGGCGATCCTGCGCGATGGCGAGATGGGCGAGCCCGAGGTATCGCTCTCGCCACTGACTTACCACTGGCAGCACCAGGTGGCCATCGAACTGTTTGTGGCTGATCCGGATGCCAGTACGCGCGATTCACGCATGGATGGGCTGCTCACCGAGCTCGCCACCCTGATCGAAGCCGACCGGACGCTGGCCGGTGTCGTCGAGTACGCCGAAATCGGTCAACCGAAGTTCGATGAACTGGCCCCCGAAGGCACGAGCGGCATCAAGGCCTGCCTGCTGCCCGTGGTCCTGCACTACAGCAGTGCCGGGCCACTGAACTGAACCCACTTCCCAAGGAGAAAAACCTATGGCCCGTGCCTACGGCGCGAACGCCAGCCTCTTGGCCGCGTTCGAATCCACCTATGGCAGCACCCCGGTAGATGGCTACTGGCAGTTGCCCTTTGTCTCCACCTCACTCAGCTCCGAACAGGGGCTGATCGCCAATGACCTGATCGGTCTGGGGCGCGATCCGAGTGCGCCGATTCGCGATGTCATCAAAGTCGAAGGCGACATGGTCGTGCCGCTGGATGTGCGCCACATCGGCCTGTGGCTCAAAGCCTTGCTCGGGGAAGCTGCTACCAGTGGCACGGGCGTGATGACCCACACCTTCACCTCTGGCAAACCAAGCCTGCCCAGCCTCACCCTGGAAACGGGTCTGCCGGATATCCCGGCCTGGTTTGTCGCTTCCGGCGTCATGGTCAACAGCCTGCAGGTGGGCTTCGCCCGCTCGGGAGCCGCGAATGCCACGGTCGGTCTGGTGGCCCAGGGTGAGGTGCGCCGCACAGTAACGGTGGATGACACGCCCAGCACCCTTGACTTACAGCGCTTCAACCAGTTCCAAGGCCAAATCCTGCGTGAAGGCCAGGCGCTGGGCAACGTGGTCTCGGCGCAGCTGACCTATGCCAACAACCTGGAACGCATCGAAACCATCCGTTCCGACGGCAAGATTGACGGCGCGGATCCCACGGTGGCCAGCCTCACCGGCAATCTGGAAGTGAGGTTTGCCGACACCACGCTGATCGATGCCGCCACGAACAACACGCCGCTGGAATTGACCTTTGGCTACGCGATCGATGCCGATCACCGGCTGACCTTCATCGCCCACGAGGTCTATCTGCCCAAGCCCAAGCTCTCCATCTCCGGGCCCGGCGGCATCCAGGCCACTTTCGAGTGGCAAGCCGCCAAGGCCACCAGCGTGGCGCGCATGTTCACCGTCGAACTGGTGAACGACGTTTCTTCCTACTGATCACCTGACCGAGGTTTCTCATGATCAAACTCAATCTCCCGCGTGAACCGCACTGGATCACACTGGCCGCTGGCGTGCGCCTGCAGGTCCGCCCCGCCACCACGGCGCTGGTCATGGCCGCTCGCCATGCCGCCTCCAAAGTTGCCGGCACCGATACCGCTGCGGCCGGCGAGCGCACCGCGACGCTCATTACGGAACTGGCCAAGCTGGCTGTGCTGGCCTGGGAGGGCGTGGCCGACGACAAGGGCAAACCCGCTGCTGTCACGCCTGAGGGTGTGGCAGCGCTGATGGAGCACTGGCTGCTGGCCGATGCCTTCGAGCGCGAATACCTCGCCGGCCTCTACGCCCTCGATTCAGAAAAAAACGCCTGAAGGCCCGCACCGGATGGCACTTCGGTGGCGGGCCGAGCTATTGCAGCGCCTGTTTTCAAAGCTGCCCCGAACCGTGCCCCGAGTGCCCGTACACCATGAACGCGCCCGAGAGTCTGGAAGGCTGGCAAGCCGCCAGTGCGATTGACATCTGTGCCAGCCAGTTGCGCATGGCGCAGGGCCGGGTGGTGGGGCTGGATCTTAATGCCTGGATGCTGGCCTGCGAGAGCACGGGGCTGGACAAGGCCACTGCGATCGATCTCTTCCCGGCAGTCGAGGCGGGTCTGATGAGCACATTGCAGCAAGACGAATAACGCGACGACTGATTTCAAATGGCTGAACGCAACCTCTCCATCCGCCTGTCCGTGGTCGACGGCGGCAAGGTCAAAGCCGAGCTGTCCGAGATTGGTGAAAAGGGGGAGCGCTCGCTCAAAAAAATCGAGGTGGCTGCCACGCCAGCGTCTGGGGGCCTGAAACTGCTGTCGTCTGCGGCCAATGACGCCCAATTCCAGCTCGAAGCCGCCACCGAGCGTCTGGGTCTGTTGGGTTCGGTCCTGGGCAAACTCGGTCCTGCTGGTCTGATTGCGGGCGCCAGCATCGCTGCCTTGGGTGTGGGTATCACGGCCTTGGTCATGCCGGTGGCTCGGGTCGGCGACGAGTTCTTCAAACTCTCGCAAAAGACTGGCGTTTCCGTAGAAGCGCTCACCGCGCTGGACTACGCGGCCAAGCTGTCGGATGTCACCACCGAAGGACTGACCAAGGCGCTACAGAAACTGTCAGTTGCCATGTTCGACACCCAGGTGAATGGCGATGAAGGCAGCGCCGCCCTAAAGGCCTTGGGCGTCTCAGCCACGGATGCGCATGGACAAATCCGCCAGACTGAAGCTGTGCTGCTCGACCTGGCCGAAAAATTCGCCGACATGCCGGATGGTGCGGACAAGGCTGCACTGGCTGTCAAGCTCTTCGGCAAGGAAGGTCTGGCCATCATTCCCTTCCTCAACCAGGGACGAGAGGGCATTACGGCGCTGATGGAAGAAGCCCAGCGCCTGGGCCTGGTGATGTCCGAAGACGTGGCGCGTGCGTCGGAAGTCTTCAACGACAACCTCACGCGCCTGTCGGCCATCTTCGAGGGCGTACAGCGCCAGATCGGCGCAGCGGTCATTCCCATCCTGGCGGACTTCACTGAGCAGGTCATCCTGGCGCAGACCGAGACGGGCAGTTTCAGCAACGAGCTGCAGCGCATCACGGCCAACCGTGAGGCCACCATTACCTTCCTCGAGTCCGTTGCATCGGGTCTGGCCTTCATCGCCGAGTCGGCGGTGCTCCTGAAGCGGGTCATTTCCCAACCGTTTGACAGCCTGTCGGTGGTCGGCAAGGACATTGAGACCTGGTTCAAGACGGACATGCTGCGCTCGGGCAAGGCGATGGGGTTGGACCCCAAGGCCATCGATGCCGAAATCGCCAAACTGCAAACGGCACGTGACGACTATGTGCGTGCCGCCAACGACCGGCTCTTCAACATCAACCAGAACCCGGGCTACGCCGATCGGGTCGCCAAGTTCTTTGACGAGCAGCGCCGCACCGTGCGCGTCATGGGCCAGAAATTCGTGCTCGACACCGAGGCGCAGGCCAAGGAGGTCCAGGTGATCTACGACAAGTTTCTGCCAACGCTGCCGCGCAAGCCCCGCCCCAGCCTCGACCTCTCCGGATTCGAAAAACCCAAGCCAGCAGAAAAACTTAACGAAGGCGAAGCCTTCCTCAATCAACTGCGCTCGCGCCTGACCCGCGCGCAAGATGGCGAAGCCGCCGAGTTGCGCGCCCGTGCACTACAAATCGAAGCCAAGGGCTACAAGGATGTGGCCGTCGAAGCCGAGCAGTACATCAAGGTGCTCGAAGCCATTGAGCGCCAGAAAGAAAAAGACAAGGCCTTCGAAGCCTACGAAAAAGAAGAAGCCAACGCCCGCAAGATCGTCGAGACCCTGATCGGCGGCAATCGTCAACGCATCGAGGCCTTGCAGCTGCAGCGCGAGATGCTGGACTTGTCTGCGACGGAGCGCACGGTCCTGCAAACCCGCACCGAGTTGGAAAAGTCTGCGGCGGCTGCGCGCAAGGAAGCCAGTCAGATCCAGGACGCCGATCTGCGTGCCCAGACCATCGAGGCCATCAACGACGCCTTGGCGCGGCAGCTCCCGATTCTGGAAAACCTCACCCGCGCTAACGCCGACTATCAGCGCAGTGCGGAGTTCGGTGCCAAGGCGGCCCTGCGTACCTATATCGAGGATGCCACCAACGCCGCCAAGCAGGCCGAGCGCGCGGTGACCGGGGCGTTCAAGTCTATGGAGGATGCGCTCACCCAGTTCGTAATGACGGGCAAGCTGGACTTCAACAGCCTGGCCAACTCCATCATCAGCGACCTGATCCGCATCCAGATCCAGCGCGCCATCACCTTGCCGTTGGCGAACTTTGCGATGAGCCTGTTTGCGCCGGCGGCCAGTGCCGTGCTGCCCTTGGGCTCCGGTGACCTGATGGGCGTGAACGCCAATATCGCGCACAGCGGGGGCCTGCTCGGTAGCGATGGCCTGCCATCGCGTCAGGTGAGTGCCACCCTGTTTGCCGGTGCGCGTCGTTTCCATACCGGGGGTCTGGTGTCGGGTGAAGTGCCGATCATCGCCCGACAGGGGGAGGCGGTGTTCACGCCGGGGCAGTTGCGTGCCTTGGGTGGTGCCGTCGCCACCAAACCCCAAGTCCATGTGGAAGTGAATGTGATCAACCGCGCCAGTGGGGTTGAAACCCGCGTCGAGCAGCAACAGCAGCCCGATGGCAGCACGCGGCTTGATGTCATCGTCGAGCAAATGGAAGCGCGCATGGCCCGGTCGATTTCCCAAGGTTCCGGCTTGGCGCCAACCTTGGAGCGTCGCTACGGCCTCAATCCCGCAGCCGGAGCCATGAGATGAACGTTACCTGGCCCACAACACTGCCGCTGCCCTCGGTCGAAGGCTATGGCCTCACGCCGCAAGAGGCTGTGCTGCGCACTGACATGGAATCGGGCCCGGCGCGCCAGCGTCGCCGGTTCCGGCAAACGCCCACGCGCATCACCGTGCGCTGGTTGTTCAGCGAGTTCGAGTTCGCCCTGTTCGAGGCCTGGTACAAGTACCACGCCGATGAGGGTGGGCAGTGGTTCGAAATCACTTTGCTTGGCGGCCTGGGCCTCTTGCCCCATGAAGCTCGTTTCACCCGCCAGTTTGAAGCCCAACTTCGTTCGGCCCGACGCTGGGACGTCAAGGGCGAGCTGGAAATCCGCGAGCGGCCCACGCTCGATGAAGGTGCGCTCAATCTGATGCTGGAGCTGAACGCTGACGACCTGTTCGCGATGCGCGGCGAGCTGCACCAGTTGGTGCATGTCACTTTGCCGCGACATCTGCCTATTCAAATCTGACTCGAAAAATTGACATGAGCCTACAAACCGATCTGCACAACGCCGTGACACAGGTGACGGCTGACAGTGCGCTGCTGCATGCCGTTGTGCATGGCAGCACACAGGACACCGTCAGTACCGAAAGTGGCCTGGTCGTCACCGTGGCCAAACTGCTGCATGACGCCGATACGCGCATCAATGCATCTGCAGGGGGAATTCTCGCGCAAAGCCAGTCGGCCGCCCAAGATGCGCTGACCTCAGCCGAGTTGGCTTCCAGTGAAGCCGATCGTGCGCAGTCTGCGGCCAGCCAAGGTGTGACTGACACGCATACCGTACTGCAATTGGTTCAGACCAGCGGTAATCAAATCCTCGTGGATGCCGAAGCAGTGCTGCAGCAAGTCATCGCCCGATTGCTGGCTGTGGGGCTGCCCGACTCCTTGATCGGTGCGCACGGCATGCTGCTCAAGGTCAAGGCCGATGAATCCGGCTATGAGCTGGTGAACACCGCAGCCCTGCCGCGCTTCTATGGATTCCATCTGTCCAGCGACGGCTCAGAATTGCTGCTCACCGAAGGGCGTGATACCGATTTCATTGCCGCAAATTTCCTGACCTGGACGCTCGCCGAGGGGGTCAGCTTTGCCATCCATGACAACGCGCTGGAGGTGCAACTGTGAATCTCGATATCTCAGCGCTCGGTTATCGCTGGTGTGGCATCTACTCCCCGTATCTCAGTTACCGCGATGGTGATGTGGTGTTCAAGGAGGGTGGGGCCTGGGTGATCCGCCACGGGCAGCCGCAGCCGTTTGCACTCGGCCAGCAAGACGCTGTGCTCAAAGGGCATTTGCTGACCGGTGGCGTGTCTGTGGGCGGCATCGGCAGCATGGTGCTCCACGCCAATGGCGCGGATGGTGTGGAATTTCGTTTCATGGCCGACCGCAACGGCACGATTGCCACAGCCTTGATGAACACCGACCGCGCGGCTGCGGACTATCACAGCTCGAACTACTTCATGGCCGCCGTCATGAACGACGGCTCGGTACGCGCGTGGGGGCGCGCGCTCTCCGGGCAGCAAGGGACTGGCAATACCGGCGACATTGGCCGCACATTTCCCGCGCGGGTGGCGTTCCCACCCGGCACGCCCCGCGTCGTGTCGGTGACCTGCTTGTGGGATGACACCTACTTTATCGATGCCGAGGGTGGACTTTGGCACGCCGGGGGAAACAGCGGCTATGGCTCACCGACGGCGAGCGCCAATCCGGTACCCCGACGTGTCAATGGGATCGGCCAATTGCCGGCCAACGCGGTGGTCAAACAGATGGTCACTGGCCATGACTGGTATGGCTACCGCATGCTCGCATGCCTGGACGCACAAGGTAGGGTCTATGTTTGGGGCGCCAACCAGCAGGGCAGCCTAGGCTTGGGCCACACTGCAGTGGTGACCACGCCGCAACTTGTACCCTTCACTGCGGACACCCCGATCAAAGCGGTGTTCCTGTCAGGCGGTACCTATGCCGCCAGTTACCTGATCGACACTGCTGGCAAATTATGGGTTGCCGGCGAAGCCAATTCCTGTGGCTTCGGCAGCGACCAATACACCCACCGCCTCTGGATGCCTTGGGGCACAGAAAAGCGGGTCAAGAAAGTGTTCTGCTCCGAATCCGATGCTCATTGGGTGGCGGGCAGTCAGTACTACCGCAGTTATGGCGTCATCCTCGAAGATGGCGCGCTTTTTCGTTGGGGCCATGACGAAGGTCAGACCTCTGGCATCTGGGGCACCGGGTACACCGGCTCCATCTTCTCCGGCCATGCGCTGTTCCCGTACAAGGTGCTCGATGGCGTGGCGGATGCTTACGCGGTGTCCGGTGGTTATGGGCGAACGCTCGTGCTGATGCAGGATGGAACCGTGCGCCATACGGGTTACGACGGCTACAACCTGGGGGGTGGTAATGGCAATCGCACGCAGTGGGCCACCGTCGGCGGCGACTTTCTGACGCAAGTGACCAAGCTGCGCATGGTTGGCAGCAGTTATGGCTCATCGGCCATGGCACTGCGAGCTGACGGCAAGGCGGTGGGCTGGGGCATGGGTGGTGCCGGTCAATGCGGCAACGGCTACGCCGATTCGGGCAACTCGCCCAACCGTTTCGTGCTGATTGACAGGCCGATTGTCGATTTCTCGCGCTCGGGCGTGATGGGCTGCGGCGACGGTGGCGAATACCACTACGGTGCCTATCACTTTCTTACCCGCGATGGTCAGGTGATGTCGACCGGTTACGGCAGCTACGGCCAAACGGGTGACGACGACAGCGACCATCGCTTCGCGCCGTCACCGATCCTGTTCTGAATTCCGATCTTCCATTTCTTCAAGGACTGTTCATGGGAACCGTTTCTCTGGGCAAGATTGCCTTTACCTGGCGCGGTGCATATGACGCCAGTGCCACCTACGCCCGCCAAGATGTAGTCGGCCACAACGGCGATAGCTTTGTATGCCGCACCGATGCGACCACGGGCGTGGCGCCGCACGCCAACTCCTCTGCCTGGGATCTGTTTGCCCAAGGCACCCAAGGGGTCTCGAATCTGCCGGGCGAAGTCATCTACTTCGATGGCAACCAGCTGGTCGCCTTGCCCGTGGGCCAAGCCGGGCAGGTGCTTACCATGGGCGCACAGGGCGTACCGGTGTGGGCGACACCCGATGTGCGCTCCGGCACCAAGGCGCAGAAGTTGCCGGAGAACGCCAGTAACACACAGCCCAATAGCTACCGCCAGTTCGGCCTCATCATGACCGATGGCAGCATCCGTGCCTGGGGACGCAACGCCAACTGGAAGCTGGGCGATGGCACCACCTATGCACGTTCCTACCCGGCGCGTACCGCATTCCCGCCCGGGTTTCCGGGGGCGGCCAAGCTCTATTACAGCCAGGACACCAACGGCTACTGCATCGACAAGAACGGGCAGCTGTGGGGCTGGGGCTATAACGGTTATGGCCAACTCGGTACAAGCAACACGACCAACCAGCCGGTGCCATACAACATGAGCGCCAATGCCAGCAACTCAATTGCCGGCAAAACCGTGATCCAGCTGGCACTGAATTGCGGTACCGAGGGTTACAACAGCACCTTGGTCCTGTGCAGCGATGGCACTGTGCATGCTTGCGGCTACAACGGTTATGGGCAGCTGGGCTTGGGCGACACCACCCAGCGCAACAACTTTGTGCAGTTGCCGGTGCTTGCCGGCATCACCCAGATTGCCGCCGGGCGTGAGCGTTACACCGCCTATTACGCGGTCAAGAATGACGGCACCTTGTACTCGTGGGGATACAACGGCAACGGGCAGTTGGGCGATGGCAGCAGCAACCAGGCCAACGTCGCCATGCCGCGTGCGGGTGGCAGTCTCGCCGGTAAAACCATCGTCAAGGTGTTCGGGGCTTATGTGCACGCCTTTGCGTTGGACAGCACGGGCGCATTGCACGCCTGGGGCACCAACGACTACGGTCAATTGGGAAACGGTAATCTTGCCAACCAGTTCACCCCGGTACAGGTCGCCACCAACGTGGCCGATGCTTACACCGGCAGTTACGACTATCCGCTCACCTACCTCAAGAAAACCGACAAGACCCTGTGGGCCTGCGGTGCCGGTGCGTACTGGGGCAACGCCAACGGCAGCAACAGCGGCAACTTTGTGCAAGTGCCGGTGGGCAATGCCGTAGTCAAAGCCGTGCATGGCGGCACGGGCTCCTACAACTATGGCGCTGCTTTATTGGAAAACGGCACCGTCTACGCCTGGGGTTACAACGGCAACGGAGCACTCGGACTGGGCGACGCCACCAACCGAAGCAGCGTTGAACTGGTGCGCATTGCGCAGCGTCGCGTGGTTGATCTTTCGTCCTATGGATCCAGCTCCGAGCAAGGCTTAGTGTTTCTACTCGACGATGGTCAGGTGCTGGCTAGCGGCTATGCCGGTGAAGCGCAGTTACCCGAGGACGACAGCGAAACCAGCTACGTGCCTTACCCCGTCATCCTGTGAGCGGTGATCTCTGATGCCCAACGCTGCTTTATCAGAAGCCATCAAGGAGGCCTACGCCAGCGCTCCCTCTGCACAGATCATCCTGCACACGCTTGAGTTACGTCACCCAGCCTTTGTCGATGAGACGGGTCAGCCGGTCGCCATTCGGGTGGTGCGTGACACCGGTGATCTGTGGGCTCGGCTGGAATCGCAAGCCCCGCTGCAAGCCGGTGAGCGCGTGCAATTCGTAGCCATGGGCTTTGAGCTTGATTTGCCGCCCGTGGACACCATGCCCGTGCCGGAAATCACTGTGACGCTCGACAACGTCTCTCGAGAAATCGTGCGCCACCTGGACGCGGCGGCCGAGTCGCAGTCGGTGATCGAGGTGACTTACCGGCCTTACCTGTCAACCGATCTGGAGGGCCCGCAGATGGACCCGCCCATCCACCTGGTGTTGACGGAAGTGGAGGCTGACATCTTTCGGGTGACGGGTCGGGCGCGCATGCTGGATGTGGGCAACAAGGCTTTCCCCGGCATCAGCTATACCGCCAAAACCTTCCCGGGCCTGACGCGCTGATAGGGAAGATCGGCAAAGTCGCATTGCTTATCCGCGCGACCCGCGACTGCGCTTGAACGCACGCAGAGTTTGTGCAGAAAACATCTGGTTGCGCCCTACAACATGGCTGGGTACGAGCTTGCCCGATTGCACATAGCGGCGCAGCGTTGGGACGGACACTTTTAGATACTCGGCCGCTTCCCAGGCTGAGAAAGGTTCCTGGTGCGTTTCGCCAAACACCTGATCGTGGGTGAAGTCGTCTTCCCGGAAGGCGTTGCTGGCCAGTAGAGAAAAAAACCGAACCCGCTCGGTGCTCGGCATCCGCTTCATCTCGGTGTAGAGGTCCTCGGCAGTGAGCGCATGGTTCATGGTGTTTCTCCCGTTGGCTTCTCGTGTCGCAAATACTGTTTCAGTTCGTCGTAGAAGTTCTCGTGAACGCCGACTTGGTAGAAATCGATGATCAAAAACTCCACGGGCGCGTTCTTGGTCGGTGGCCGGTAGGCCATCAGGTATTCCTGCCGGTTGAAGCGGAACTTGTGAACCCGGATGCCGGCCAGATCGCCCATCTTGATTTTGCCCACCTTGAGTTCGCCCACTTCCGGCGCCTCGCACACCACCTCCACCTCGTCCTCGATCGCCAGCCGCAAAGGTTTGTGCGCCTTCTTGACGTACTGGGCGAAGGGCCGTTTGAAGTTAGTCTGCATGCGTTGATATTAGTTAAATAGTGATTTCATGTCAAATCAGTTTTGGATCAACATGAGTTCGTCCGTCCACTGGGCAACCCACTACATCGGGCTGCCTTGGCACGCCGGTGCGCGTGGCCCGGATGCGTTCGATTGCTGGGGCCTGTTCCTGGCCATCCAGCTTGACCATTTCGGCCGAGAGCTCCCCGAAATCCTGGTGGACGCCAATGACCTGCGCACCGTGATGACCACCTTCCGCGACCACCCCGAGCGACAGCGCTGGCAAACCGTCACAAGCCCGATTGAGGGCGATGCCGTGCTGCTCCGCCAATCCCGCAACCCGGTGCATGTGGGCGTGTGGCTCGCGGTCGACGGCGGTGGTGTGCTCCACGCGGTCAAGGACGCAGGCGTCGTGTTCCAGAAGCTGCCAGAACTCCTGCTGCACGGCTGGCGGGTGGAAGGCTTCTACCGATTTGTGGAGTCGTCGTGAGCGAAGCCAATCAGAGCGCGGTGATTCTGCTGCGCAACCCCTTCCAGCCCAGCCACCGCGAAGTGATGGTGGCCCACCCCGGCCAGACCATCCGCCAGTGGCTGGGCAATCAGGGTATTGCCGAATTCGATCACCCCACTGTCTGCATCAAGAATGGCGCGCCCGTGCTGCGTGCCGATTGGGCGGTCACACCGATCGATGGCGTGGTGCTCTTCATCACCCTGCCGCAGGGCGGGGGAGGTGGTGGCGGTGGCAAGAACCCGTTGCGCACGGTTCTGATGATCGCGGTGATGGTGGTGGCCACGGTCTATGGTGGTCCCTTGGGAGCGAGCCTGGGATTCAGCGGCAACTTGGCCACAGCGGTCGGTTCGGCCATCATCATGACGGCAGGTTCCGCACTGGTCAGCGCCCTGGTGCCGCTGCCCACACCCAACATGCCGTCATTTGCCGGCTCGGGCGGGAGTTTGGCGCAGCCGTCGCCCACCTACAGCCTGCAAGGCCAGGGCAACTATGCGCGGCTGGCCCAACCCATACCGGTCATCTACGGTCGCCATCTGGTCTATCCGGACTTGGCCGCCACGCCCTATGGCGAATACCAGGGCAATGAACAGTTCCTGCATCAACTGCACTGCATCGGCCTGGGTGAATACGACATCGAGCAGATCCGCATCGAGGACACGCCAATGTCCTCGTTCCAGGAAGTGACCTACCAGATCGTGTCACCCGGCAGTCCGGTCACGCTCTTCAATCCGGATGTGGTGACTGCCCCCGAAGTCGCTGGGCAGGAATTGCTGGCTGGCACCTGGACCGGGGGCTTTGCCATCAACCCGGCTGACAGTGAAGTCACCCATATCGGCATCGACATCCTGTTGCCGCGCGGGCTGTATTACGCCAATGACGCCGGCGGCCTGGACAGCCGCAGTGCCAGCTGGAAGGTCGAAGCCCGGGCTATCGATGCCGAGGGCGATCCACTGAACGACTGGTTCACGCTGGGCAGTGAGAGCCTGACCTCTGCCACCACCACGCCACAGCGGCGCACTTACCGTTATCCCATTGCAGCAGGGCGATACGAAGTGCGTGCCACGCGGCTCGATGGAAAAGACACCAGTTCCCGTGCCGGGCACGAAGTGCGCTGGGGCGAGGCCCGGGGCTATCTGGCCGGCGGCGTTACTTTCCCTGACAACGTCACGCTGCTCGCCATCCGCATGCGCGCCACCGACAACCTGTCGCAGCGCTCCAGTCGCCTGATCAATTGCATCGTCACGCGCAAGCTGCCGGTCTGGTCGGTGGACTCTGGCTGGTCTGCTCCTTTGCCCACGCGCTCCATCGCCTGGGCCTTTGCCGACATGCTGCGCGCGAGCTACGGCGCCAAACTGCCGAATGCGCGGATCGATCTGGCGGCCTTAGCGCAACTCGATCAGGTCTGGGCCAGTCGGGGTGACCAGTTCGATGGCGTGTTCGACCAGCAGGTCACGGTCTGGGAGGCGCTGACGCGGGTTGCCCGCTGTGGTCGGGCCGTGCCCTTCCTGCAGGGCGGCATTGTGCGCCTGGTGCGGGACGAAGCCCGGCTCTTGCCGGTGGCGCTCTTCAGTCCGCGCAACATCGTCAAGAACAGCCTCAAGATCCAGTACGTGATGCCGGGCGAAGAGACGGCGGACGCGGTGACGGTGGAGTTCTTCAGCAGTCGCACCTGGAAGCCCGATGAAGTGACGGTGAGCCTGTCGGGCTCCAGCAGCACCAATCCGGCCAAGCTGCGCCTCTTTGGTTGCACCACCGAAGCCCATGCAGTGCGCGAGGGGCTGTATCTGGCGGCGGCCAACCGCTACCGCCGTCGCATCATCACCTTGCGCACCGAGCTCGAAGGCTTGATTCCCACCTATGGTGATTTGATCGCTATTGCCCATGACATGCCCAGTTGGGGCGCGGGCGGCGAGATCGTTGCCTGGGATGCCGACACCCACACCGCCACGCTGTCCGAGCCTATCCAATTCACGGATGGTCAGCCGCACACACCACACGTGATGGCATTGCGCCGCCGCGATGGCGGGGTCAGCGGCCCGCATGCGGTGATGCCAGGCAGCGATGCGCAGCAGGTGGTCTTTGCCGACCTGCCCGACATCCCCATCGAAACCGGCCTGTCGGCCGAGCGCACCCATTTCGCCTTTGGGATGGCCGAGCAATGGAGCCTGCTGGCCCGGGTGATCGCGGTGCGCCCGCGTGGCGAGCAGGTGGAAATCACCTGCGTGGCCGAGCACCCGGCTGTGCATAGCGCCGATGGCAGTGTCGACAGCAGCGCCGCCCCAATCTGAAAGGAAAGAAGATGAACGAACCCCACCTGATGGATGGCATGGTGGTCATGCCCCATGACGAATTTGAAACCCTGCTGGAGCGCGCCGCCGAGCGTGGGGCGCGTCACGCCTTGTCCGATGTCGGCCTGGATGGCCCGGATGCCGCAAACGACATCCGCGAGCTCAGAAATCTGCTCGACGCCTTCAACGAGGCCAAGAAAACCGCTGGCCTCACCCTGGTCAAGATGCTGGTCACCGGTCTTGTGCTGGCCTTGCTCGCTGGCACCATCGTCAAAATCAAACTGTTTGGAGGCCCGCAATGAGCCCAATCTTCACAACGCTCGCCCCCGGCCTCTTTGAAGCCGGTGCCAAACTGATCGATCGCCTGATTCCCGATCCGGCCCAGCGCGAGCAGGCCAAACTCGCCTTGTTCCAGACCGAAGGTCAGCAGGCCTTGCAGGAGATGCAGGTGAGCCTCTCGGCCATACTGGCGGAAGCCAATTCAGCCGACCCGTGGACCAGCCGGGCGCGCCCAACCTTCCTGTACGTGATCTACGGCGTGATCCTGCTGTCGGTGATCGGCAGCATCATCGGCATCTGGTGGCCCGCCGAGGTCTTTCAGGCCGCCGAAAACCTTTCCAAGCTGCTCAATGCGGTGCCCGAGAGCTTGTGGTGGCTCTTCGGTGCAGGCTACCTCGGCTACACCGGCGCGCGTAGTTTCGACAAGTGGCGCGGCGTGCCCAGGTAGGCATACCGATAGGCGATTGATCGCCAGCGCCTACAAACGTAAATCATTGACCCCGTCTTCATCCGCTTCCCTTATGGGTGGCTGGTGAAGGCGGGGTCTTTTGTCGTTTGTGCGCCAGAAATCTGCACAACACCCGCCAGATGGCCTTGGCTTTGTTCGCGAACAGCGCCTTCATGGAGGCATGTTCACCTTGCCCCACGCCCC